CCTATAATCAACTGACTGAACTATCAAGAGTTTCAGATGGTGACTCTGTATTGGCCAACAATACTCGTCAAATTCAAACAAATCTTTCCACAAAACCATCAACTAGATATGATTCTGTAAGAGGTATTTTTGGTAATACCAATGATATGAGAGCTTCATTAATTTTAAATTCAATTGAAGATAATAGCGCTCTTGTATTTAGAAGAAACAGAAGAAATAACTTAGAACCACGATATTTTTCAACACCAACAGAAGTTTACGCAGGTTGTGCTGATATTCATATCTCAGTAGGTAATTATTTAGGTGAACTTAAGACTGTATTAGGTCAAGCAATAAATGATGATGCTATGCAAGCATACAGAACTATTAAGAGCATGTCTACTACTGTATCTACTCAAGAAGTAATGTCATTAAACGTGTTTAGCCAATCAATTGTAGAAGAAGTTAATGGTCAATTACAATATAGAGCTAATGCTTTTGATACATTATTATCAAATTTAGATATTACCTGTGATGCTGGTGATTTCAATCCATTAGCTGCTCAATCTGGACCCCAATCCTTCCCAGAATTTATGCCAGGAAAATTAGCTTTACAAAAATTCTTAGAAGCTACTGAAGCTGATAATAGATTTAAGGTTAATCCAGTATCTGCAGATGCTTCTCCAGTTGCTGTTGTACCAGAAAATGTATTCTACAGAAAAGTAGGAGAACCAGACAAGACATACACTGTTAACTCTAATGGCGAGGAAGCAGAGGTTCAAGCTGGATCTAGTATTTATCAACAATTAAATGAAAGTAATTCTTGCTATGGTACTGGACTAACAGGCACCCCTGATGATTGTAATGAATATTTCATGAAATGTTTAGCTGGTAATAATGTTAAAGATTGCAAAGACTATATGGATTCTGGTAATTACTGGCAAAATGCTGAATCTGCTGTTATTAACATGCTTCCAGATGTTTTATTAAGAACTCTTAAATCATTTGGTTTCCAACCATTCCAATCTAAAAATTCTAATGGTAGAGCTTATATGGCTTACCCATCTGCTGAAGAATGGATTCAAGGTTTAGAAGTTAGCTTAGGTAGTGATGCTGCTGCTAAAGCTACTGTTACCACTGTTAGAACCAACAGTAAATTAATGGGTTACTTAAACATGATTGTTACCAAAGTTAATTCTAACCCTGGTATCGCCAATCCAACCTATGTTGAAGACGGACCAGCTTACAACCCAAATGCTTTCGCTGGAACTTTAGGAGCTAAATACAACATTAAAGGTAAAGCCTTTCTTCCAAGAAAGAACTTTGCAAGAGCTGCACCAGCTCCAAGTGCTGTTTCTGCTTTACAAAACACAGTTGTAAACTTCATGTCTCCATTAGGTTTAACTTATGGTATCCAACCATTTTCTACTGCAGTTTTTGGCAACCAAAGAGGTGGAGCTTGGGAAGTTGATGTATCAAATGATAAGAACTTACCAGTCCAAGTATCTGGACATCTTAATAACATGTACGAATCTATCTTAGAAAACTTACAAGTTGGAGGTAAAGATCTTGATTCTGGTGATCAACAAACTATCAAGAAAATGGTTAACGAATTAAACGTTCTTGAAAATAAATTATTCAAATCTGCTTCTTACGTACAAGGTTATGAAGATTTGTTAGCTATTAACCAAAAAGGTAGTGGTGTCGTTTCTGAATCTAATTTAGAAAAATTCGTTGCTAAAAGAAACGATTATTACAACAGAGTTAACTCTAAATACGATTCTATTTTCCCAATTTTCTCTAAATTAGCTGAAGCTTGTCAAAAAGAAACAATTAACTCCAGTGATATTATCACTTCTGCTAGTTACCCAAAAGCATAAATAGAATAACCATGTGATTAAATTAACGTAATCTTTTTTGATTTTCGTAATTTTTTCAATTTAACACATTTAATTATATTTGAAAGATTTTAAATTAAAATCTTTCAAATTAAAGTTTATAAATATAAACTGACTTATAAATTTATTTATAAAATAATATAATATGGGATTAGGATTATTATTTTTAGCATCTGTAGGAAAAGAAAATCTATATTTAAGCGGAAGTGCCGAAATAACTTATTTTAAGTTTATATATAAACAATATACAAATTTTAGCATTGAACCAATGTCACAGTTTTTTAAAACTGAACCAGATTTCTCCAGAAAAATTACTGTAAATATTTCAAAAAATGCTGATTTGTTAAGCAATATGTATTTACATGTAAAACTTCCGAGTATACAATTTTCAAATCATTCTTATCTACCTTCAAATATAAAAAAGTTTAGATGGATCGATAAAATAGGTTTTGGATTAATAAAACATATTGATCTTGAAGTAGGTGGTGTATTAATAGATAGAATTAATGGAGAATATTTAAATATTCTTTATGAATTAGATAATAAAAAATTAAAAGGCTATAAAAAAATGATAGGAAATGTAAGTGAATTAACAGATTATACTGATGGTAAAGATGGATATTCTTTAGATATACCAGTTCATTTCTGGTTTCACAAAAACTATAATTTATCTTTACCTTTAGTAGCTTTATATCATAGTGATATAAAAATTCATGTTGAATTTAATAGCATTAATAAATGTTACCTTGAATCACCAACACATTATATAACTATAACTAATAGTTTTTGTTTATTCAAAGAAAAAGAGATTATAAAACAGGAAATAGATGGTAATACATCTGTAGGTAGATTTTGTTATTTTGATGTAGTTGAAAAAAGATTGTATTATGATAAAATTTATAACGATTTTCTTATTCCTTCTTCTTCACAAAATTTATCATTATATAATATTAAGGGGATAGATTCTGAATATGAAGTTAATTTAGAAACATCATCAGAAATTATACACGATGAGTCTTATTTTTTGAATACTTTACCATCTATAGAACTATCTTATTTAATAGTTGATTACATATATCTAGACAATAATGAAAGATTTATGTTTATAAATAAAGAAATAGAATATGTAGTTCCTGTATTGGATATTATACCAGAAAAAAAGATATTTAGTATAAATTCAGAATATAAATTAGATTCACTAAATAGTCCAGTTAAAATATTATTCTGGAGAACTCAACTTTTATCAAATTATAATTCAAATGATTTATTTAATTATTCATCATATCCAGTTGATCTTGAATCATCTGATTTAATAAATAAGCTAAACATCGTAATAAATTCAACTAATAGAGAAGAAATAGATTTTGTAAAATTCTATAATATATTACAAGTATATTTCAATAATTACTATTCAATAAGTAATGGTATATATATGTACTCATTTGGCTTAAATCCTAGTGTTGATTCTTCTGGCTATTGTAATTTTAACAAAATTTCAGATGCTTACATTCAACTTGGTTTTAATAAGTTAGTAAGTTATAAAAACCCTGTTTTATTGAAAGGATATGCTATATCACTAAATCTATTTAGAGTTAGTAATGGTATAGGAGCATTGGTTTTTTATAATTAATTTAAATCCATGATAAGCTAGCCATTCCGCTAATTATTCTTAAAATTTGATATTCTTTAACAATTGTTTTAAGTTTAATATTTTCTTTTTGAGTATGTTCATCAAATTCAACATCTATTGAACTATCTTGAAGTACATTAAAATTAAGATGACCAGAAGGTTGTCTTTGTGTAGGATTCAATGAAAATGAATACGGGTAAATTCCATCATCTGGTGTTTTCTTAAATTTCTCATAAGGAACTACATAATTATAATAATTAGAATTCTGTGAATAAAATAATTCTCTACCATTTGCATTATATTTTATTTTCTTGACTGGATTTATCTTGTTAATAATTTTTTCATTTTTATATACTTTGTCAAAATAAAACTTAATTTTAGAGAATTTTGTATAATGTTTTACAGCATCAGTAATATTGTTTGTTCTATCTACATATTTGAGTTTACCAAAATATAAATACAATGACAATTCAATATCAAAATTTGCTAGTTGATCATCAGATCTTATTAAATTTACAATTTGTGAATTATTTGATATTTTTTTAAGATTTGATTCAAGTAACAAAAATAAATTTAAATTAGTACTTTGGATCTCATTATCAAAATGTCGATTGTTATCTATAAATTTATTGTATAACGTTTTTAATTCAAAAAATTCTTTATTTACCAAGTCTCTAGTATATTCATTTTCTTCTTTTTCTATATAATATTTATCTGTTTTTTGTGATTTAAATATTAAGAAAATATCTTTCACCAGTCCTTTTAATTGAAGATTAATATTAGTTGTTGAAGATGTTCCATTATGTTTAAGTGAATATTTATCAGTATAAATAATATTTCTTTCGATTATATACTCGTGGTTATATTCAGCAAATTTTCTTCTTTCTTCATTATCTAAAATTATATTATCAGTTATTAAAGTTAAATTAAAATTTGATGGTAATTCACTAGTAATATTATCTATAGAGTTAGTTATAATATCTTGGAATTTATTAACTTCTATTTTTATAGTTAGGGTTGATTGATCCATAGAAATTAGTGGAAGATAATTGAATGAATCTAAATTAAACCAAAATACGATTGGAATAAATATTTGGTATTTATCACCTATTAATCTTGGTTTTTTTTGTATATTATCTCCTACATACAAATCATCGCAAATTTTCATTGTATCTGAATCATGAATATCTATTAGTTGATCATTAATATAAAATTTTACATTCTTAAAAAACTTGTAGATTAAATTATTATCCCATTTTATTTCTTCTACAGAAGATACTTCTGAACTAGACATTGTTGTAAATCTGGAGTAATCTAATTCTAATGGAAATTCATATGAATTTTTTGATAAATTTTTAATTTTTAATCTATTCATGATGTTATTTAAATATAACTTTGTATTATCAAGTTTTAATAAATCTGATATATTATTTTTTTCTGAAATAACATTTATTAAAGATGTATTAGAAACATCAATTATAGATGCTCTTACATAAGAATTAGTAATAAATGATATTAAAGATCCTAATTTGTTAGTATTTAATGTGAAATTATTAGTAAAAAATGTATATGAATCATTGATTGTTAGCGATAACAATTCTACTGTAGAAAAATAAAAATAATTTTGATAAATACCTAAATATTTAATTTCATTTCTTTGAGAATTATTTACAGACTTTGTATAATAAAAATGTGGATTATTTTCGTTTACAGTTTCAAAAGTATGACTGTGTAAATACTCAAATTTATAAACATAATTCCCACACTCTTCTCCTGAAAGATCAAGTAATTGTATTGATATATTTTGAGGTGTATTTTCATCATGAAATAAATATTTTTCTCTTAAAGATACAAACATTGTTTGGGTTAACGGAGGATCAATTAATGGTAATCTTTTGGTGAATGACTGTTTTAGTGTAAATTGTGTGTTAGAAACATCAATAACATTTAATAAATTATCTAATTGATTCTGATTTGATTGTAATGATTGGATAGTATCGTTCAAATCTATTGTTGTATTATTTCCAATAAAACTTATTTGATTATTAGATATATTGTAGTTTATTGAATTAATTACCATCGAATAAGAAACATAAGTATCATTTTCGAATGTTAAATCTTCATTAATATCAAAAGTTAACACATTATAATTATTAATAAAATCTGAAATAGTGATAGTGTTTCTAATATTAAAATTATGATTTTCTAATAAAAATGAATCTATAAAAATGTCTGATTCTAATAACAAATTAGATGATTCTAACTTATTAATCATAAACTGATCTGCTAATTTTATTTCTATTTCATTATTATCAAAATTAAAATTAAATGATGAAGATACTAGATACTTAAAATTAGAAACTACTTCGATATAAAACTTTTCATAGCTATTATCGATTTCTAATATTTCTAATGGATCGTCTCTATCTATTTTATAGTTATGAGTTAATGATTTTGAATTTAATAAATTACTTTGAACAACTAATGGGTTATATATAGACCCCATTTCATATCCATGATTTGAACAAAATACATAATAACTTGAAATTGATTTAGGTGTAAATATAACATATGATCCAACTTCTCCAGGTGTTCCAGTTATTACTGAATCTGTAGATTCTTTATTATTTTTACTTTTACTAAATCTTAGTGGATGACCAGAATTAGAATAATTACTTAAATCAAATTTATATGAAACTCCTTTATACAAGTTAATATCTTCTATAGTTGATATAGAATCATTATATTTATAGTTATTATTATTCTCTATATTATAGAATATAAACTTGTTTAGTTCATTTATTTTAATTACTTTAACACCAATTACAACTTCATCTTTATTATTATTTAATGTATTACTTGAAATGCTTGTAGCTGGTGAATAATCAAGACTTATTATATTTGAATTATCATAAACTGTTATTTTTTGATCATTGTTTTGAATCAACTTTGTTGATTCTATTCCTTCATTTATATCTTGAACAAATAAATTATTATATAATGAATTTGCAGAATAACCATCTTGAATTGACGGATCAAAAGGATAAATTGAAGAGCTAATTATAGGAGAAAAAATAGCATGTGCACCAACGTTTCCTGGCGTTCCAAAAAATTCAATATTATAATTTGAATATGTATCTCTATATTGACTTATACTAAATTCATGATTAATATTAGATAAATTACCCAAGTCAAATCTATATATATTATTTTTTATTAGTAGTGGATCATTTTCAGAATTATCATTAAATACAAATTTATTTCCATTTATTATTTTTACTGTAATATTAATAATATTATCATCATTGTTGTAAACCAGAATTTCATTACTACTAATTAATTTTATTTTTTCTATATTATTATCTTGGTTATTGATTTTATAGTTAATTGGTAATGGTTTATTAATTTGATACATTGGAATTGTCAATTCTTTTTCTAATTTCATTTTATAAACTATTAAATTTTCTTTTTTTCTTTCAATATCAAGTTTCTTATATCCAAATATTTCATAATCTACATGTTGGTCTAGTAAAGTTGTTGTTAGAAATGTATTTTCATAATCTATATAAATTTTACCTTCAGATTGATCTATTAAAATAGAATCTAAAGATGAATCTAAAGATATGTTAGATGTTACTTCATTATTTCTGTTCTGCATATTAGTTATAATATATACATTATTTTGTTCTACTATTTCTTTCAATTCATCATAATGTTTTGTAAGTTTTAGGTAATTTCTATTTCCAATAATTTCTTGTTCAATAATTCCAACTTTACTTTTTATAATTAAAAAATTTCTATCATCTATCTTTTGTGATGATATTAAATCTACAATTATATTACTATTATCTAATATTATTTGATCTTTATAAATAAGATCAGTTTCATCATAAAAGTTTATATTTCTTGTTGGTAAATTAGAATTAATAGTAATACCTTTATAATAATATCCAAGTTTTTCAACACTAGTTATATTAATACTATCTAAAATATCAATTGTAACATTCTTAACATCTGAATAGTCTCTTTTTGAATAAAAATTTAATGAATTTACTGAATAGTTATCAACGTTTATTATTTCATCATTAAAAATATTTTCTCCATCAAGAATATCTATTTTGTACTTATGATTTGGTTCAAAGTAAATTTTTTTCGAATAAAAATCTGAATTTGCCAATATCTTGTATTGGAATATATCACTACTATCTAATACATAATCAATCTTTTGATTTATATCACTATAATAATTTAATGAAACTCCTTTAGTTATTATCTTAGAATTATTAAAAATCTTATTGTCAACAGATAAATCTGGTGATATAATTTTATTATAACTTTCAAGACCAAACGATTTACCTTGTCCAAATTTATCATATTCAATCCCAGAGTAATTAGTAGATTTGTCAAAATTATAATTTATTTCGAGTTTATCGTTAAAATCTTTATTAAAATTTGAATAGGCATCATTTGAAATATTTTTATTATTATATTCCCATTGTGTTTCAATTAAAATCTTTTCTAATGTTAGAACATCATATTCTTTGTTAAAATTATCTGAGTTTAAGTTTCTTAAAATAAAATTATCATACTCTCTTTGGATATTACTTAAATCTCTAAACAAAAATTCACTATTAGTTCCATAATATGGTTGATAATCATTTATTTTTTTGTATGATAATGGATTATTTGTACTATTAACTAGATCATTAATTGATCTAATTACATTGTCTTTTTGTCTAGTAATTTTTAGTGAATTTAATGTTGAATTGAAAGACAAATCATATTGGTTATCTAAATAATTAATTCTTGATATATAACCTTCATTAGAATCAACAAAGTTGATTCTAAATATGTTACTATCTTCTTTTGTTTCTGTATTTATATTAATTAAACATCCTTGAATTATTCTATAATTATTATTTTTAAATTCAAGAAACAAATTAATATTTTTAATAGGATCTTTCCAAAAGTTTAGATTATTGATAGTTTGATTTAAATATTTGTATATTATAATTTCGGTATCCCTAACTTTATTTAGTATATTCAAATTTTCAAAATTATTTTTAACAAGATTCTTTATAATAGTCATAAATTTACCAGATATGTTATTAATTTCTTCAAATAAAAATACAGTATTTGAATTATCAATATAAGTTATATTTTCAGATGAATCAATATGTATTTCTTTGTTATATAATTGATTTAGACTTTTATAATATTTGTTATTATCAAATGAGATTGATGTCCAGTTAATCCATGGTTTAGATCTATTTAATAAAAATTGGAGATTAATTTCCTCTATTTTATTTTTACTATTACTTGTATAGTTAATAATATTTTTTACAGATGGGAATGGTTCATAATTAATTGGTTTTATTTTTTTTGATCTATCATATTCATTCCATAAATTTTCTGTATTACTATATTCAATTGGTTCATTATTAATCTCAACTTCAGTTTTTCCGGAAGAATTAATACCATAATTAATAACATTTAAATTTTGATTGATAATAGAACTATTTTCAAAAATATTATCTGGAGAATAATTTTCAATTACAAAATAATTACCTCCTGTTCCAGGACTAATATTAATTGGTATTTTAATTTTTACATTATTACTATCCCAATTTTGATTTAAATTATTAGATATTGATGTATCTGTAGGAATATTATTAACTTTGAATGATTCAAACTTCGGTTTAAGAGTTCTAAAATAATTAGTATTTTTGAGGTAAACTTTTGTAATATTAGATTTTACCAAATGTCTAAATTTAAGATAAAATTTAAATGAACCATCATTAAGCTTAATAAAATTAAATATTGGATTGTTGTTTTGTGTAACAACTTTACCATATGAATTATCTGGTTTTTCTATAAATATAGAATACTTACTTAATAAAATTATATGTTTACTTCCAACTTCGACAAGCCATCCATCTTTTTGTTTTATTGGAGCACCAGTTGTTTTAATAGGAACTTCTAAATATTCTTCTATTTTTTGAATTGAATTTGAACTATAGTTAATAACACTAGGTAACTTTGTATGTTTAGATATAATAGGTCTAATAAACTGAATAATTTTATTATTTATTCTTACAGGGTTTATCATATTAATCATAAAAGTAGAATCATTATTTTCTATATTTTTTCTAATTTTATATATTCCGTTTTCATAATTTATAATGTCTCTGTGTATAATTTTATTACCATTACTGGTTGTTTCTTCAATTAATATATGTTCTGTAGTTGTCAAAATGTTTGGTTTTTCGACATATCTATAATTATAATATAACTTTGTAAATCCAAGATTACTTAATACTGATCCTATGTTAGAAAAATAAATTAATAATGGAACGTAATTTTCCCTGTAAATTTGTATATTATTACTATGATCATTAAAAAATTGATTGAATGTTGCATCAGTTCTAAGATAATTAGTACCTTGAAAACTTACATTTATCATGTTAAACTTTCTAACTAGTTCTTGAGAATTTTCGGTATAATAACAAAATATATTATCACTTGTATCAATCGGATTATTAGAATACAAAGTATTCATTTCATCAAAATTAAAATCTACTTGGTTTTTATTTGTACTGATTAGATGGTCATTAATCGAATATGTAATTTGTGATTTTGAACTATTTTGTTCTGACCAAGGTTTAGATGGTATTGTTATAGTTATGTCACTTACTATAGAATTTTCTTCAATTATTCTTACATCAGTAATTTTAGGTTTTTGTTCTTGGAATAAAAAGTATGCATATCTTTGTGAATTACTAGTATCATTTGTTTCATTAAAATCTAAATCAGATTTTATATTTCTAAATTTGAAATAACATCCATTAACTAATATGTCAGAATTAAAATCCAAGTTCAAATTATCAATTATATTACAGTAATCTTCAACGAATGTATAATATTTTTTACCACTTAGATCTTTAATTTTACCATCAAATGTAACATTTGAATTAATATTATTAATATTTTTGGTAACAATCATATTTCTATCTAAAAATAATGGATAATGATTAACACCACTACTATCTTTTAGTGTAAAAGATGAACTTAATAATGAATAGTTACCAATATTAGGAGGAATACTATCATATTTTACTATATCTTCTCTATCATAATATAATATTGTCGAAATTCCTTCTAATTCATAAAAATTTATGTCACTTTCTGATGGTATTGGTTTTGATATATGTGAAGTTAAAGAAAATTGTATTGACGATGGGTTCCAAATTTGTTTTCCACTAGTCCATTCAATATATAATGGATAATAATATTTATCATTATATTTCACTAATAATTTTTCATATTTTGTCAATAAAGAATTTGTAGAATCTATACTTTGAATATAATTATTACTATCAGTATAAACTTCTTTTGATCTATAGAAAGTTATATCATCAAGTATTATTTTTTGATATGGATATATTTCTTTGTTTATCTTAGAAAACTCACTTGGTATATTATCAAGTTTAATTATTTCATAGGTTTCATTTATAAAATTACATTTGTTTGGAATTAATATTTTTTTATCCAAATAATATAATGAGTTTTCATTACTCCATATCATTTTTGGTATTAAATTATTTCCAATGTTAGTATTTAATCCTGAAGATCCATTTAAATTTGTTCCAGTAGTTAATAAATTTCCGTTTTTCAATAAAAATAAAGAATGATTATTACCCATGCTTGATAATATACAATTATTGTAATCATATCCTGAATTATCTAACATCTGTCCGGAAATATCAGTTAAATTACCTAATCCTAATTGACCATTTGAATTATTACCAAAATTTAAAACTTTTCCAGTATTTATAATCATTGATGAAGATTTTTCACTGAATGAAAAATAATTACAATTTCTTCCATTGTAATCAAACAAAATTGATTCTTGTGATATATCATAAGGTGAAGATTTATATCCTCCAATCTCTATTCCCAATTGCCCATATTGATTATCTCCAAATACTAAAACTTTTCCATTATTCAATAATAAAGCTGAAGAATTACCTCCAGCATATATAGAATCAACATAATTATCTTCAAACTCACTAGTTGGATCATACATAGTATCTGTTTGACAATATGTTAATTCAGATACATCTGTAGTATTACCAATTCCTAGTTGTCCATAATTATTTCGTCCACAAGCCATTACTTTTCCTGAATCTAATAAAACTAATGTATGATAATAACCATTTGCAATTGCTACTGCATTATTTCCTTTATATCCGGATGAGTCTACAGAAGTATTAATTACATCAAAATAATTTGATTTAATTCCATTACCCATATTACCATTACCTAATTGACCATATGTATTATCACCAGATGAGTATATAGTTCCATTTTCACTTAAAATTAAACTATAAGAAAATCCAGAAGAAATAGATTGAATATTGTTTATATTATTAGAACTTGAATCAATAATTTGAGTTGGTGACATCTGGTCATTGAAACTACCAATACCTAATTGTCCATTTTCATTTTCACCAAATGATACAACATTCTTATTAGTAGTAAGAACTAATGTATGTTCATATCCACATGAAATTGATATAGATTTAAGATTATCTATTCCATCCACAACAACAGTAGGTACCATTTTATCCGTTAAATCACCAACACCTAATTGTCCTTTATCATTTTTCCCGAATGTATATAAATCAAAATTTTTAGTAATAAATCCACTAAAATCATTACCAGTGCTAATTGATAATTCACTATTTTTAAATTTAATATCAATCTTACTATTTTCAATCATTTGCATATCATTTTTATTTTTGAAAATACCATCAAAATTCCTTGTACTATTAATTTTATTACATGTTAGTTCAATTTGCTGTCTATCAAATGGATGATAAGGTTTATAAAATATAAACTTGACATCATCATAATTAGCTTTTAATAATTCTAAATATTGTAAATCTTCAAATTCAAATGTAACTATATTTGATAGTATTGATTTTACAGTGTATACGTAATATGATACTCCTTCGCTTGCATCTCCTGATTTCTTGAATAATTTATCACCAGATTTAAGATCATTTTCAAAATAATAGAATAGTCCATTGATAAAATATAAAACTACACTTACTCTTTCATTCTCAAACCCAAAATTAATCTTTGAATAAGAAAGAAATTTTGACATGTAATCGTTGTATAACTTTACACCATGACTATTAACTATAATATCTCCTACTGAAAATGAAGTTTTTGAAATAAGATTTTTTTGTAATTGATCTTTTAAGTTTACAAGTTTATTCTTTGTAGTATAGTTATGTAATGTTCCAAGACTATAATAGGTATTTCCATAAATTATTTCTTCTTCAAATTTATTTAGTGGTTTGAATGTATATAGTTCAAATTGTATGTCATAATCCAAAATCATAATTATACAATTTTTAAGTTGTACTATTTCACCATATTTAAATGTACCAAATTCTGCTTTCAATTTATTCTTTTTTTCAGACACAAGATAATATTTTTTTGTAAAACATAAATAAGGATTCAAATTTATAAAAACAGTAGCATTTCTTCCAAAAAAATCAATATCATTTTGTAAATTGTTCAACCCAATAATTTTAAAGAATATATTATTTTCAAAACTGTTAGTCTTTTCCAAATAATAATATTCGTCATCTAGATAAATAATAAAACTTTCTACCAAAGAGAAATAATTTTTAATATTATCTTCTATATAAATTTTATCCTTGTATACTGTACAAGATCCTAAAAGAGTCCAATTAGTTGTATATTGTGAATTAATATTTGTTTCATTATGTCTTATTTTTGTTGATAAAAATTCTGAATTTGAAGATAAGTCTGCTATATTTAATTCCATAAAGTTTAACTTATTTTGAAATCTAATAGTATCTTCAATTAATATATCAAGATTTGGAGTTGCTAATTTTTCAGAATTTAAATTATATCTAATAAACTTATTATTTGTTGCATACTTAAAATCAATTAAATTATCATTGTTATCAACACATTTTAAAAACAATGTTGATGATCTTTCACCTTCAAATATTAAAGGTTCTTTTAAATCTTCATATGAGAACAACAAGTTATAAGCAACTTTTATTCTCTTATTATAATTTGAATCTGATACAAAGTTAAATATAATATCATTACTATATTGCGTATCATTTTTAGTATATTCAACATTAATTTGTTGTTTATAGTATCTTTTTGGTACTATTTTTGTATTCTTTCTTAGTGTTATTTTAATTTTATCTTTTGAAATTACATAAATATCTACATTTTTATTAAGACTAGAGAAATATAAACTTGAAATCATATTATTAATATAATGTTCATGTATGTTACCTTTTTCAATATGCGAAGTTAGATTTGATTCGAATTGAATATAAAAATGAAAATCATTCAATAATACATCTTTTAATCCATCATTTAATCCATCAGCAATATTTGAAGGGTCTATTAATATTGATGAATCTGTAGGTAAAGAAAAATTATATTGTGAATCTGAATTTCGATAGATTTGGTACTTTAATATATTTATTTTAGTAGTATTTGTTTCACCTTCGTAACGATAAACAGTTATTGGTCTAGTAAATGAAGGATTTACAATTTCTTGACTCGAGTTATCATAATAAGGATCTTGATTAGAAAATATAAAATTAATATCTTGATATTCTAATTTATTTAAATCTGTCAAGTAGTTATATCCATTAATATCATAAAATACCATATCATCATTATGTCTTGGTGCATTTAGAGTTTCTAAAAATACATTCAAATTAACTTGACCTGGATAAAATATACTTCTAAATGAGTAAAATTCGTTACTTCTTTCAAAAACTCTATTATCTAGAATATTAATTTCTCTTTGTAAATTATCTGTATTTGACAAGTCATTTGAATTTATATAATCAGAAAATTTATGAAATTTATCTTGATATTTGAAGTAACTATATTTTAATAAATTATTATCTAATATTTTTTGCTCACTTGTATCCTTAAAACATATATTCTTATTATCAATATCTAATATAACTTCTGTTTTTACAAAAGATTCATTAATGTTACCATCATAAAACCATATATTATGTATTCCAGATGAATCTTTATTATTAGAAATATTAGTAGTAAAAAAGTCTTTAAACTGACAAATTACTTCATCAAAATATATATAAGTATCAGAATTTATATATGTTAAATTTGATGTATTATAATATTTTAGTGTTCCATTATCGCAAAATATAGGTTTTTTAATAAGATTAATATTTGAAGTATCATATGCATACAATTCTTTTGTTGTAAACATTAAATTTTCCTGTTTTACATTTTCCATATTAAGTTTTACATACAATCTATCACTAATATTATGTATATCTAAGATACCTGCATTAAATGAAAAATATGTATAACTATCATTATATCCACTTGAATTCAACTTGTCTATTTCATAATTATAATCTTTAATCGATTTTACACCTGATAAATCAAAAGGACCGTGGTTCCAATTAATCTGATTAATTAATTGATTTTCTAAAACATCTGTAGAATCAGGAGTCCAACCAATCATTACCGATCTATGGGTATTTTTTAACTTTGTTTTAGTTAAAATTTGTATACTTGATGTATCTGTGTTTTCATTTATTATTTTTCCAAGTTGAGTATCAACCAATACCCATTCCATACCAGGACCTCCTGATAAATCAGATAATGGTATGTTATGATAAAAATCATAAATAAATATTTCATTGTTATCAATAGTTAAATTAGATGTATCTTTTAGTTCACCAAATGATGAATTAATATAAAATTTTTGGTCTTTCTGAGTTATTTTTTGTTCGTAATTCATTCTATAAGCACATTGATTATCATCAATAAAAAAATAGTTTTTATTATTATTTAATTTCAAATCTAAATAATCATTTACAATAGTAGGTTTATCTAGTACATTTTTTATGATAACTGGTCCAATAAAATTAAATTGGTTTTCTATGATATTATTATTAGAGTTATAGTTTATGATATCACTTTTAATTGAATTTTCTTGTATAGCATATCCATCTTCAACTAATTTATTATCACTATCAGACATAATTTCTCCAAATGACTTTACTGAATTGCCATAAACTGGTATTGTACTATTTTGAGTAAATGTTAGAATATTATTAGAGTTATCGTAAAATGAAAAATTTGTATCAGAATTTATTATATTCCTATATGAATCAAACTCTGTATTCTGTTCTAATTGATAATCATAATTATTTGATGAATTATATAGATAACTATTTATTTCATTCTGATAATCAGTGAAAGAATTAAAACTTTGATCTAATTTTTTATCACTTAAAGATAGCCATGTAATATTATTTTGTGTATTTTTAATTTGGTTACCTATATTTTCACTATATGATAAAAGAATATTGGTCATTGATTTATTTAATAACTCTATATTATTCATTGATTTGTAATTAGTTAAAAATAATTGTTTACCAGATCCATATAATACTTGGTACAAAAGTCCAATATCATATCCAGTATAGAAATCAAGAGTTAACTTTGAATATAAATTATAATCTTTTCCATCAAATTTATCTATATTTACCTTTTTTGTACTGTTTGACAAGTTAATTATATTATTATTTTTGAAATTCTCATATATACTTTTTGATGTTTTACCAAAATCATTATTTGATAAAGATTTAATCATTTTATCTAAAAAGTTATTAATATAAACGTCAGTGTTCTCCATAGTATTAATAATTTCTGTTATATTATCAGTTGATAATGTTGTATTAATGATATTTTCTAATTCCATTAAAATATCTTTTTTTGTATAAATCTTTGAATCATATATGTCTTCATCAAAAGATGAAGATATTAAATTATTTTTATATCTTATTAACTGATTACTATTTATTTTATCTATAATATGTAAATAATCATCATCTAATTTAATATAATTAATTCTTGAAACTTTATTAATATCTATTGGAAAGTTATGAAGAATTATATTTCCTTTTTTAGTAGAAGCATTGTCTGTAAATATTATCATTGGAGTTTGAGTAAAATAGTCCATTAAATCACTTACTCTATTTGTAGCAGAATTTAGATAAAATGAAGTATAGTCAAGTAAATTAGGTAAATTATTATTAATATATATCTTAATTTTAATTTTAATATCAATATTTCTTTTATCTAACGGTGGGGAATAATTTCCTAATATTTTAAATTTTACGTAATCTTCAATAACTACAGGATATTGTAATGGATATGTAACTATAGATTTGTTAAATGTTTCATCAGTTTCTATATAATTATTTTCTCCTGTTAATTCATAAACAGCAAATGAATTATTAGTAGAAATATATTTTTTATAATTAATTCTGTTTTTACTAATTTGAAATTGTACATAATCAAACTCTCCAATTGTGACAATTTGGACAATGAAATCATCTATGTAATATAAATTATTATTTTTAATTAGTTCAATTCTAGTAATAAAATCAGTATCAAATACAGATTTAAAATCAGGTAATTCATAACCAGGTGTATTATAACTAGTTGATTTTGTATTAATTTTTAAGTACAAGTTATTTTCATTGAAATTTGAATCCGAAATCTGTGTTGATTTAGGAGGTAATAACATTTTTTTAACATATTTTTTAGATCCCTTATAATTGTCAGAATAAGTTACGCCTATAAAATAAGAAAATTTCTCAAAATCAAAAGAAATTTGATTTATGTCCAACATTTCTTTGATATCTACATCTGTAGATATAGATGAATTATCTAATGTGTACAAGTTTATAGTTTTTGATAATTTTAAATCACCATTAATAACATAATCTGATTCAGCTGAATTTATAATCTTAAATGATGGATCATTATTAGTAATTAGTTTGTATTTGAATGCATTCCTAGTTAAATCAAAGTTAGATTCTGAATTGTCATTAATAGGAATTACTCCAACATCTAAACTACTATTAGTTAATGATTTAATTACACTCCATTGAAAATTACTAGGATATTTTATATCGACACTAGAATCAAACTGAACAATAAAATTCTTATAATACAACGCTGAACTTAAATCTGATAATAAATAAGTAGTACTATTTAATTCACTATTATCCAAAATCATTGAACTGTTATCAATAAAATTAAATTTTGTTTGATACATTTGATTATTAATAGAAACAACACCTGATGTATCGATTGTTTGTTGAATAATTGTTGGATCAAAATGAACTATAAATTGATTATTATCTGAAACATCTACATTATTTATAGATATTGATGATGCATCTAAAGTAAAATTATCTTCAGATAAAATTTTTGTTTGTTTTTCTAAATAATATGAACCTTTAGTAAAATTTAATAATTCATGTGAAGGACCTAAATTATTTATAACAAAAACAATTGGCGATTCTGTATTAGCAAGAGTAATTGGATATCTTTTTAATCCATATACTATACTAAATGTGTCTGAATCTCCAAATGAGATATTACCTGAATTATCTTGTAATGCTAAAGACAAAACATCATTATATAATTTTGTTGTTGTCTCTATATTATTGTAAATAGTAATATCATTTAAATTTACATCATAATTAGATATTCCTGATCCAAATAAATCTAGGTTAAATTGCGAATCTTCTTCAAGTACAAAACTATATCTTGAGGAATTATTAATAATTACCGATGATATAAATTTAATTGGTGAATTAAATGCCGAAGAGATAATCTTGAATGAGAAGTTATATAGATTTGGATCAATATATACTGATGAATAAAACGATTTATCAATATTAAATTCAATATCATTTTTTTCTACAGATAAAGTATTATAATTAAAAAAATATTTATTTATTGGCATCTGTAAATTAACTTCTATTTGAAAAGGGCCAACAATATTAATATTTAATAAAAAACATAAATTACCATTATAAATAAAATTTTTGACAATATCATAATAAAAGTTATTGTAGTATACTTTCATTTCAAAAAATTCATTTGGAAATAAATAATCATTATTTATTAATTCAATATAATATTTACCATCAATTAAAATTTCTTGAAAATCATCTTGTTGAATATCTATTGTAAAATTACTTTTAATATTAGATAATGTTAATAAATTAGGTTCTGTAATTGCTACTTGGTCAAGTTTAGATATAATCATCATTTCATTGGAAGAATGAGATTTACTTCCTGTCATCGCAATAAATGAATTATTATAAAAAATCTGATATATATAATTTTTAATTTCTTCTAAAGTTACTGATTGATTAGGAACATAAGTATAATAAAAATTTATTAGTTCTGTAGAATCAGATATTGTTGAAAAAGAAGGCTTTAATGATTTTGAAATTATTCTTTTATATCTTATAAACATCATATTAGAAATTTTATTTCTACACCAATAGAGAAACTGTATATTTTTTTTATTAATATTTGGTAAATCTTCAAATAATCCTAGTTTATCAAATTCTTTTATAACAACGTAAATAAAATGAACATATATTAGGGAAAAATCTAAATCACTTCCATAATTAGTAAATATTTCAGATAATGTTAATGTTGAATAATTATTATTGTTATCGTAAACATTTTTAAAATACCCAATTTGTCCTGATTGTTCTAAATAATCATTCCAATTAATAGTTTCAAAACTTGTATAATTTTTCCATCTAAATGCTATAGTATAAATTATTGTAAATATATTTTTAATATTAAAATCATTATTTGAATTTTTAATTGATAATGTATTCCATAAATTTTCAATGTTTGTTAAATTTTTATTTTTTTCTTCATTAAAAAATTTCATTTGATTTATACTTATTTCATCTTTAGTTTTGTTATTAAATGATTCTTGAACATATTTATTAAAATAACTATTCCAAGTAAAATCTGAATAAACGCCTTCTCCTAGTCCTCTTATAGAATTTTCATTTTCAGTAGATATTATATATTTGTGATAAAATGAAAAGTAATTTGTATACGAGCTATCGTATCTTAATTTTAGTAAAAAATATAAAAAACTACCTGGAAATATTACCGACTGATAAAGTATATTTTGATCTATACTAGATGATAAATCTGTCTTAGTAATATCATTTTCATTTATATATGAAATTGCTCTATCAATATCTAAATCATCATTCAAATATATGTTATCTAATTTAAAATTATTATTTTTAATAATTGTGTATTTATAAACATCATTAATCAATTTATTATTAGAGTTAAAGAAATTATGTTGATAAAATTTATAATTGTTGTTTATATTGTTGTAATAATGGTAATCATATAATAATTTATTTTGTATTTTATCTGAAAGCCATCTATAAAAATTCTTTAGATCCATCAGATTTACATTTAATTTATCTTTCTTTGATTCATTAAAAAATATATTGAACCATAATGATTCTCTATTTGTAAGATATTTTATAATTGGATTATGATCATCAGTTTTCTTTGAATAGTTTAAAACTTGAGATGTGTGATCATAGAATTTAGAATAGTCATCATTTGATAAATCTATTAAAAAGTTACCTAATAATTCTGTATTAGTAATTTCTGAATTTTGAGAATCATTTGCAGAGATCACATTCATTAAATATTCTGGAAATACTAAAAATTTGTCATTAGAAATATTAAAAATAAATGATTTTGAATTTAGAATATTAAGATAAATTTTATCAGATTCATCTCTTTTAAAAATATAATTTGTAGTCTTATATTTTTTTGCTATTTGTGAATAAGGAATATCAACCTTAAAATAAAAAGATTTTAATAAATCAGAATTCTTATCAAGATTAAATTGTATACTACTATCAAATTTTTTTTTTCCATAATTTTTTGAATTTTGGTCAATACTAAAATTTGTATGTTTCATATATGTTGTTTCAAAATGAAATAGGTCAGGATTATTTATTAGTGCATTATCTTCTTTTCCTACCGTTGCTAATTGGAGTAGACCTCCTGTCATTTTATAATATAATGAATCTTAGAAATTATTCTTTAAAAAATGATCCATTTTATTGTAGAAATATTGATACGTCTAAAAATAAAAATCTATAACTATATAATGTATTATTTAGATGTGATTAGCTTAGAAGGGTGTCCTTATTCAAGTTCAGCAGAAGAGTTATTAAAATTTAAAAAAGTTAATTTTAAATTAACTAAAGTAAAATATAATGAAAGAGAAATGTATAAATCAGATGAGATAAGTACTTTTCCACAAATTTATCTAAAAAAGAAAGAAAGTTCTGGAAAATTACTAATTGGTGGATATGATGAATTAAAAGAAATTTATAATAAAATTGTAACTAGTAAAACAATTGATTCAATGGTAAATAGTTTGGGTAAATTATTTGGTAGTAATTTTAATAAAAAAATAATCCTAAGATTAGTCGAATTATTGAGCAATAACACTTAAAAAAATAGATTAAAAACTCTTTAAAGATTAGAAACTACGTTTTCACATGCAATTCCAGTTTATTATTTTTATATAATCCAACTTCTTTAAAATTTTTTGAGTCGTATAATATTTCACTAGAATCATCTTTCCAATATTCTAATTTATTTATAATAATTTTACTTAGAATCTTTTCATTATTTATATTTTCAACAATTGTTTCATTTTGTAGTTTACTTTCTGATAGATTATTTGAATCTTTATTTGATTTCTTCCTGTGTTTATTAGTGATATATTTATCGAATTCTACATCGAAATCTAAGTTATGATCATTGCAAATTTGTTTTAGTAATTTAGACTTTTCACTAACAATTTTTTTCTTAATTTTTGAATTATGATCTTTTAATGATTTTTTTAATTCATCGTTTAAATCATCAATTAATTTGTACGATTCTTTGAGGTACTGCGAGGACATCTATTATAATTTTCTTTACTTTCATTATAATTGTTTTTCAAATTTTTTATTTTTTTATCAATTCTTTCAAAATAATTATTTGTTTTGTTTTGTATAGTCTCATTAAGTTTATTGTTTTTATTATTTGAACATTTTTTGTTGATACTTCTAGACGATTGGTTCCAAAATTTATTTAATTTCATCATATCAGTATTAGTATCTAAAAACAACATTTTTTTATAATATTAGATTAACCAAATAATAATTAATACATTAATCAATTTTTATATACAACGAATCAATCTATAATGCCATGATATTATCTAAATATGTTTATATGGATAATAATATAGTAATTATAGGTGCAGGAATATCAGGGTTAACTGTTGCTCATTATCTTGTAAGAAGAGGGTACAATGTATCTATTTATGAAAAATCAAATGTTGTAGGCGGTATGGCAAGAAGTGTCAGAGATAAAAATAATGTACCAACTGAACATTCATGGAGAGGTTACGGACCTCATTATCATAATTTTTTTAGATTAGCAAAAGAAATTCCTTTGTCTAATAATAAAAATAAATCTGATTTTCAATCTGATTTTCAATCAATATGTTGCTCTGCAACATCAATAGAACAGTTTGATTCTTCATTACCAGAATATACAATAGATGAAGTTGAAAAACATACAACTGAGTCAGATTTATGGACATATTATAAAGGATATGTATATAACTTTACACATTTTATTAAAAATCATCCTGGGGGTAAAGTAATATTACAATGTGGAGGAAAAGATTTAGAAAAAGTGTGGGATGATCTTGGTTTCGGGTGGCATCAAGGCCATACTAGTGTAAATACTATATTACAAAAATATAAAATAGGAAAATTAGTTGAAAATATGGAAAATTCTGATAGTAAAACTGTTTTTGATAATTTATCTAAATCAACATTGATATTTAAATTATTAAAAGACACTAGATCATTAAATAAAGATTTTGTAAAATTATCAAATAAAGATTATATTTTTCTTTTTATATTGTTTTCAAGAGTAGTCTTTTCTGATAAGAGGAGAGAAAAATATTATAAAATGAGACTTGATCCAATATTAAAAAAAAGTTTGTCATATGGTGGATATTTATATATAACTGAATTTCTTAGTGGTCCAGGTTATGGTTTTGATAAAAATACAATGTCTCTTGGTCATTTTGGATTATTTGCATATTTTTCTTTAAGAGAAAAGGAAATAGGATGGAAAGTTATGAATAAACCAACAAGTGAAGCATGGTTTGACCCTTGGGTAGAGAATTTAAAAAACAAAGGAGTTAAATTTTATTTTAATTCAGAATTAAAAGATATAATGTTTAAAAATAATAAATGCATAGGAGTTAAAATTAATAATGAAATTGTAAAATCAAATGCATATTGTATATCTATAAATCCATTTAACTTGGAAAAAATATTAGAAAATAAAAAAGAGTCAAGAATTGAAAAAGTTAAATTGAATAATTTGTATTCTTTACAAAATGATTTGAGTAGATCCAATATAGTAAATAATCAAATAAGTTTTAGGTTAGGTCTATCTGAGAAATTTAATTTTGGAAGAAAAGATTTTGGATTTGTATTGATTGATAGCAGATACAATATAACATTTTATAACCAAGCTGATTGGTGGGAGAATGATGTTGATTTGGGTATGAATAATCAAATAAAAACACTTATATCTGGAACTTTAATTTTAACTTATAAAAACGGATCTATATATAATAAACCTGCAACTTCATTAACTAAAGAAAAACTATTAGAGGAGATTATTCAACAATTCAAAAGTTCAATTCAATTTAATAATTTATTATTAGAGAATAATCAAATGAATGATCATTTAGAATTTTATGATAAGATTATCTATAAAGAAATTTTTGAAGAATGGGTCGAAACACCACAGGATGATGGTTCAACAAGATTAGTTAGTAAAAATTTAAAATGGGTAAATAATATTATTAATGAAGAATATAGACTAAAAAATTATTATAAGAATTTATCTGATAATTTATTTTTTAGTGGAAGTCATGTTAAGACAAGTATTAATATATGGAGTATGGAAGGTGCAGTTGAAAGTGGTATGACAACTGCAAATTATATTCTTAAATATTTAGGAAATAACAATTTGGTAAATATTCATAATCATATTGTAGAAAAAAAATACACTATACTAATTGTATTAGATAATTTATTAAATTCATTCGGGTTACCAAGTATTATAGATGTCTTACTATTTGCAATATGTTATTTAATTATTAGAACAATTATACATAGCATTGAAAAAAAATAAAATTATAATGAAACTATTTTAAAAGAAAAGTTTGGTTTGATTATAATGTTCTTAGTTGATAAATATCAGAAAGATTGTAATTATATAACTTGTCATCAAGATTTAATAGAAAAGCTTTTAGATACTTTTGATTCTCATCAGGATCTATATAGAAAAGTTATTACGGTACTAAAAGAAGAAAAAAATAAAAAAAAATCACAAAAAAAAATAAAAGATACCAATATAAACGAATTAATTACTGAATTAGAAACTCAAAATTGGAGGTATTCAAATTTACAACATTTAGTTGTGTATGGTCCAAAAGGGTGTGGTAAGGAATATATTGTAGAAAATTTTTTAAAAAAAATTTATGGTAATATTGAAACAAATGATATTGAATATACTATAACTGGATATAGTAATACTAAAGAAAAAGTTATGATAAAACAAAGTAAATATCATATTTTAATTGAACCTAATAATAATGGATTTGATAAATATTTAATTCAAGAAATTATACAAGAGTATGCAAAAGCAGAAAATTTAACTATATTTAAATACAAAAAATTATTCAAGATTGTAGTTATTAATAAAATAGATAATTTATCATATTCTGCACAAGCTTCATTAAGAAGAACGATGGAAAAATATGCAGATATATGTAAATTTATTTTTATTTGTGATCAATTATCTAAAGTAATTGAGCCTTTAAGAAGCAGATGTCTCCTAATTAGAGTTCCATTACCAACAAAAGATCAAATTGTAGAATCATTATTACAGATATCTGTAAGAGAAAATATAAATATATCAATTGATGAATATAATAAAATATTAGATAATTGTGATCATCAAGTAAATAATGCTATTTGGATGTTAGAATCAAAAAGATTAGGAATTAAGAACGAGAATTCATGGACAGATGTTATAGATCAAATGGTAAATTTATTTTTTGAAATTGGAGTATTAAATAATGATAATTTAACAAATTTTTTGAAAAAAATAAGAGAATACTTTTATATTTTGTTTATAACAAATCTTGATATTAAGAAAATTTTGAATAGTTTTATGACAGAGTTTGTAAAGAAAGTTGATAATTTAGATCTTAAATTTGAGGTAATAAATATTGTATCTGAATATGAAGTTAGAATATGTGAAGGAACGAGATATATAGTTCATATAGAAGCAATGATGATTAAATTATTAAGATTATTATATAGTAATAAGGTTATTGGTTTATAAATTTATTTTAAAAATCTTATTTTTATCTACGACTTTGTATATGAACAAAAATTTTAATTTAAATTCAAAAATAAATTCTCTTTATAATAAAATTTACGACAATGTAGTATTGGACAATGTAGTATTGGACAATGTAGTATTGGATAGTAATTTAACAGGAGGTGGTGTTAATAATATTGACAATAAAATTATTGATCCAAATTTGAAAATAGATTTAATTAATGAAATATCAAGAGGAAAATTTAAATATATTAAGAATGGTAAAAATTCTTTTGTTATTAAAAGATATTCTGATAATTTACCAGTGAACATGATTATTAGCAAAGATTCTAAATCTTCAAATGTTGATTCTACTATATCAAATCATTTATCAGAATTAGTAATGGGATCTAAAACAAAACACATATTATTACCAATTTTAAATTTGGATTTAAAACACAAAGATTTAAAGACCGTGTTTAAAAATAATAATGATCTAATGAAAAGAATTGATCATAATGGTAAATCCGATGTATATAATATCTCATTAAAAGAGAATTTTTTCAAAGGTGGGTATTTAAAAGATATCGTAAATAAACAAATTTCTAATTTTGATAGTAATAATTTTCAGAATTTTAACAGAAATTTATTCTTTCAGCTAATTCACACATTAGGTGTAATAAAAGAAAGATATCCTAACTTTAGTCATAATAATCTTGGTTTAAAAAGTATATTTATTTACAACAAGAAAAATTCGAACAATAAGTATAATTTAGGAAATAATAATTATAAATTAAAAAATATTAATTTTGATATCAAGTTATCTAATTTTAAGAATTCAAAAATAGATTCAAGTAAAAATGTAACTAATGACTTGGATAAATTTATTGATGATTATCTAGATAATTTTTATAAAACTTCATCTGAAGGAAAATTAGATAAAAATAGTAAAATATTCTTTTCTAATTTAAAATCAAAAATTAATTCTTATAAAAAAAATTCAAGAGATATCGATATGAATGAATTATTAAATGATGAATTTTTTAGTGAATTTATTTCTAATAAAAAAAGCAAAGATATTAAAAGTAAAGTTAATGGTTCAAAATCTTCAATGTCATCTAATTCAAAAGCTATTAAAACTACATTAGATAAAAGCTCAAAAAAAATGTTTGGAGCTGGTTATTTAGAAGAACTAGGTAAATATGGTTATGATCTCAATGATATTGACAATCAAACAGGTGGAGGTGGAGGTGATAATGAACAGACTGGAGGTTTTGAAAGAAATCAAGTACCTTTTAAAAGAGAAAAAAATACACCTTTTTTAACAAATGAAGAAAGAGAAACATTTGGTAGAAGAAAAGCGGATAATCCACCTCCTCCAGAACCTCCAATATTAGCAGAACAAAAAGTATATGATACCTCCAAAATGAAATCTCAGACTGTTCTTCCACAAGTTTATCCTCCTGCTCATATTCCTGTACCAAATCCATATATGCCTAACGTTAACCCTTATCAACAATATGCTTATGGTTATGAACCAAATCAGATTCCTGTTCAAAAGTATTATAATATAAGTATGTCAAGTCCTGTAGGTAATCATTCAACTCTTAACAGAATATATGAAGATATGTTACCTGTAAATCCAAATCCATTTACTATGACTACTATTTATGAAAGAAAACAGTTATTAAATTATTTTAGAAATATGTTATTAGAATATGGAGATGGTGAAGAATTTAGTATATCACCAGGTCCTAAAAAATCATTATTATCATATATTAGATTAATTGAATTAAATCCATATACCGAACAAAAAAATCCATATCATGGATTGGCTACTGATTTCATGTTATATAATGCTGCATATCCAATTAAATATGAACAAGATAAAAATCATTTAGCAATTGTAAAGAATCCTATTGGATTAAATATTAGACTTTACAAATTGTCTAAAGGAGCTGATAAAGCATTACAATTAAATAATAATATAGGATTGGATGATTTTGAAGCATTAAGAGAAATTAAATATTATGAGTATATAAGAGAAAACGTTATAAAAACTAAAACATCTCCTAACTTTATTTCACTATATTTATATACAAAAGATAGTACTTCAAGATTAAATTATGATGAGATTAACTTGTTAAAATATCAGACATTGCCTAAAAATGATCTGAAGAAAAATCATACTAATAATAATTTGGTTAATAATCTTCATGTTTTAAATATAAATCAATCATCAGTAATTCCTAATACTCAATGGCCACGAATGAAAAATTATAATGTAAATGGTGTAGCATTGATTGAACAAGTTGATCTAAATAAAGACCAAGGAATGAGTTTAATTGGTGTTACAGAAGCTCCAAATAATAATATTATAAAATGGGCTTCCCCGTTATATCAATCATTTGGTGCAATTCAACAAGAAGTAGAAACAGGTTACCATAATGTAGAAGTGTGGAGATCTATTATTTTTCAATTAGTATACACTTGTGCTGTTTTAGAAGAAGCAGGAATTTGTTTTGAAAATTTAAGTTTATTAAATAATTTTTACATAAAAGATCTATATGCAGATCCAGGAAAAAGGAATCATTGGATTTACAAGGTTAATAATCATGAGTTTTATGTTCCAAACTATGGATATTTATTAGTTTTTGATAGTAATTTTGCTGATATTTTTAGTTCTTCGGAAGAAAATCTTAGAAATTTAAATAGTGGAAGTGGAAGAAGATTTAAGATTCATAGTGATAAATTGTATACTAAGAATAGTCCTGGAATTAGTAGTATGGGTTTATTAAAATCTATTAATCAATTTAAATCAATTGTAAATCCTGATATATTTAATAACGAATTAAAAAAGATGGGAGGTCAATCACCAGATAATGAAATTTTAATATTGTTAAAAAAGATGTATGATTATGATATTAATGACCAAAATAATAATGTGAGAAAGATTAGAGATTATTTAAAGCATTTCTTTCCTGAATTCCTTCATAATAGAGTTGGTTCTTTATTAACAAAAGACGAAAAAGAGGCATTGTCTCAATTTCCTGATAATAATTTTAGCGAAGGAGAATTAGTAGTTTACCAAGAAAGATATGGTGAATTCAAGTGGGCTATATTTGTAGATGATGAAATTACTTCTATTGGAAATTTAAACAAAAAGAAAATTAGAATAGATCATTCAAGTAATCCAATTAGTGTTTTTGCAAGTTCTTTATATAAATTTCCTGAAAAAGAATCCATCCAACAAGATATTAAAAATGGTATAAAATTAGATACAGAGTTTAGTCTTGAGACTTATAATTTAGATAATCTTATTAAATAGATAGGTTAGTCAAATTTATATACCAATAAATTAAAATTTTGAAAGATTTTAAATAAAATCTTTCAAAAATTAATTTCTAATCCATATTATAATTAAAATGGATAAATTTAATCCTAGAGAATTTCCTGTAAACTATTTTAGCGACTATGGTAAAAATCCAATTGATCCAAAAGAAAATACAAAAAGCTTTATTAAGAATGTGATAGGTCAAAACGAAACCGATATGTCTAAAGTTGCTTTGTTATTTTTTTCCGATGAAAACTTGGAGTTAATTAATAAAGAATTAGTTATTAGAGTATTTGAGTATACTAATAATAAAGTTAAAATACCTTTTCAATCTAAAAATGATATGCTTTTAGTGATGAGGTATATTTATGTAACTTATGCTAAAAATTTAGAAAAAGATATAGAAAAACAAGTTTATAAGCTAAATTGCCGTGTTGTAACTGAGCTATTTCCTAAACTAGTAAGTGAAATAAGATCTTATATGTTATATCTAGAAGAAATTGAGCGAAACGAAAAACAAGATAGACAGATAAATGATTTACCTATTAGTACAAAACTAACAAGAGGAACTAGAGAATTACCTGCAATGTCTGATGTATTCATGAAGTAAATCAATAAAATTGATTTCATCCTGTTTCAGGACTAATATTAATTAACAATCAAAATTAATGATTCATTGTTAGTTATTTATCGTAGTAATAAAAACATATTTATGTTTGTAATTCACCTTCGAAGGCGTTAGTAGTGTTTTGGTATACGAAGATGCAACCTCTGGTTTGTGCCATTTCAGTGAATGATTCTCCAACTGGACCTAATCCTGGAGTACCGTGGATTTGGGAAACAGGCATGTTATGTACACTGTGTGCAGTTGGTACGTAATCTACTACACCGTATGGATGGTAGTGGAAGCAAGATTGAGAATTGTGACCTTGAGCTGGGTTAGCTGGTACTCTAATAAGAGTAGATGAACCTACAACAATATGTTGGTTAGTGGCATCCTTAACATTAGAGTTAACTTCTTGTACAACAACAGATCTTAAAGTATATTTATCATCTCTGATAGGAATATCTTCATCGAATGATACAACTCTGTTATTTAGTCTTTCGAAACCAGATAAAGTGGTTGGGAAAGTATGGAAGTTAAGTGGTTTGATACCTGGGATTCTCATAACATTAGCTCTTCTGTCAACGTAAAATACAAGGATACCTCTGGAGAAAATGATATCAGTCATCTTTGGTTGCAACATACCACCTTCTAAGAAGTATTGAGTTTGTTGTAAAGCTTCCTTAAGATTGATAGCTGGGATGTTATCATTTCTGAATGGAGCTGGTAATCTGAAGTTAATCATTTGAAGAGACATTACCTTTGGTACATTAGTAGTGTTGTAAGGATTTTGTGCCAATGGCATCATAGCTTGGTAAGTAGCTACAACAGTTGGTCTGAAAGAGAATGCAGCAAGTAATCTCTTCATGACGGTACCGTCGTATCTTCCGTAAACAAGATCTGGGTTATCATGTTTGTTTAATTTACACATATCAACAGCGGTGATGAATTCTCTGAATGAGGTGTTATAGTATTGACCGTTTCTTAGTTGTAAGACAGAGTTCCATAATTGATGTTGGACATTAGATCTGTGTTTTAAATCAGCAATTGGAGATTTAGTTGAGCATACAACATCATTAGGATCCATAGTTAAGTGATAGAAAAGTTCGTAATCAGGTCTGCTAATTAATGGTTCATCATTGTATCTAGATTTTACAATACCAGCAATGTTGGAGTGTAAAAAGGTTTGATCAAGGTATTCGATCTTTGGTAAGAAAAGAGCAGCAAGTACTGGATGAACGTGTTCTCCAGGTCTCATGCCAAGTTCTCTTTTGTATTCACCAGTTAAGGCTTCATAATCACAATCTTGGTATTGAATAGATTGTAATAAAACTTGTGCGTGTAAAGCTTTGTTAGAAGCATGTTCCTTTAATAATTGTTCCATGTGTGCGGTATCTTCTGGTCTTACGTTCATCTTTGATGCAGATAAGCCGGTTGGCATAGCACCTAAGGTTTTCATAAGAGTAGTAGATGGCATAAGGACATCTGGGCTACCAGTTCCGTGTAATTCTTGTTCGTAAATTCTTTTGAATTCAGCAAATTCGATATCACTTAATCCAGCTTTCTTTTTGTAAGCGTGAGCTTTTTCTAATAAAACGCTGAATGGGTAGTTAGAGTTACCATGCTTTTCTCTAATATAATGAGCAAATTTTTTAGCTCTTCTAACCATCTTATGGTAAGTTTCTAAATAAGCTGTTTGAATTTTATCAACTAATTCTTGGTTGTCATACTTATTTCTAAGTTTAAGAAATTCTGTAGTATCGAAAACACCCTTGTTCTTTTTAAGAAGACGAGCTACTTCGTTATCTACAACGTTATTGCCACTTGGTTTATTTCTAGAATAAGAATCCATTTGTATATAATTAGAAATAGAAAATAAAATTTACGTAAAAAAAAATTTTTAAAATATTTTTAAATTATTTTCTGACCTTTATGGTTAAAAATGTCATATTCTAAAGCGGTAAAAAATATATCTTTTATTATGAATAACCTTTAGGTTAATAATGACATGTTCTAAAGCGGTAAAAAGATATATTTTATTATGAATAACCTTTGGGTTAACAAATATAAACCTAATAATTTAGATGAAATATTTGGTAATAAAAATCAAATTAAAAGAATAAAAGAATGGTTGAGTAATACCAATAATTCAAAGTCAATGTCATTAATTATATCTGGAAATCATGGAATAGGTAAAACAATATCAATGAAATATGTATTAGAAAGTTGCGACTATAATGTAAAGATGATTTTGCCTGATGAGATTAAGCATTATAGAAATAATGAAGATTTTAAAGATTTTTATAATTACGAAAACTCAATCAAAAATAAGATGAAATTTTCTAATAAAAAATTTTCGAATAAGTTAGCAATGATATTTGATGAAACAGAATCAATTACGTTAACTAGTGAGAAAAAATTTATAACAGAAATTTTTAAAATAAATAATAAAAAAAAAATGTTTCCTTTAATATTTATTTGTAATAATCAACACAGTAAGTTACTAAATGATTTAAAAAAAAATTGTGAAGAAATTAAATTTTTACCACCATCAAATATTGAGATAAAATCATTAATAAGTTTAATTTCTAACAACGAAGGAATAATTTTTAAAAATGATATTGTTATAGATAAGTTAATAGATTTTTCACAAAAAGATATCAGAAAGCTAATTAATTTATTACAAGAACTAAATTTTCATTATAATAAAATTGAAATTGATCTTGAAAAGTTTGAAAAGTTTATTCAATTATCAAAAGAAAAACATAATGAATTAGGTTTATTTGAGACAACATTAGAATTAATAAATAAAAATATGACTTATGATGAGATAAATCAATTATATGAAAATGATAAAGTACTTTTACCATTAATGATTCATGAAAATTTTCCAAAAAGAGTTTTATCAAAATCAACATTAGAAAGTGATAAATTAATAGATAGAATATATGAAATAAGTAATAGTATTTCAATCGGAGATATAGTAGAAACTAGTATATATACAGATCAAAATTGGTTCTTACAAAAAATTCATTGTTTTTTCTCATGTGTGTATACAAATTATTGGATTAATAATTGTGAAAGCAATGATGTAAAACTATTAGATATAAAATTTAGTTCTGATTTGAATAAAACATCTTTAAAAAATATAAATAAGAAAAATATTTGTAACTTGACCAAGTTTCTTCCTAATAAATCATTGCAAGATATTTTACATTTAAATAGAATATCAAATTATTTAATGGCAAACGGTGAAGAAGAATTACTTGTTAATATATTAAAGTCATATAATCAAAGTTTTAATATAAAAGAGTTGGAATTGTGTTTAAAAATTGACAAAACATCAGATTTCATTAAATTAAATTCTAAAGAAAAGAAAAATATAAATAAAATTATTGGTGAATCAATTGATATAACAAGTTGATAAACATATTGATGTTGCAGAGCAACATATTGATTGAAAATCAGATTGAAAATCAGATTGAAAATCAAAAGCAGAGCTTTATACTTCTTGCTATTTTGCAAAATGGCAAGATATTGTAATTTGCAAAGCAAAAAACACACATTTACTATGTAAAATGATTGTAAACAAACACTAATAACATTAAATTGCTACGCAAAACAAAAGTCTGAATCTAATGTGAAACAAGGTACTAAGAAAACTTTGTTTTCTGAATCTAATGTGAAACAAGGTACTAAGAAAACTTCGTTATCTAATGTGACACATACTACTAAGGAAACTTCGTTTCCTGATTCTGAATCAGATTCTATTTATCATATATTTTTTTGATAGAATTTTTTATCATTATGTTCTTTTAATATAATTATAGCTTTAGTTTGTTCATTTAAGGTTGGTTCTATAAAATAATATCCTTTATCAAGATACATCAACAGTTTAATAAACTTAAATTGTTGATTTAAATCCATTGTAAATTTGTCTGAATTAAGAACTTGGTAATAGAATAGATGATCCGGTTCATTTGAGTTATCAAATTTATTACTAAATGCTCTTATTTTATTTATTTGTTCCATAAATCTTTTATCGACTCCTTGAAAACTGTTAGCCCAATGAAATATATCATTATGATCAATAATTCCATAATAATTAAATTTACTACTAAACTTAAATTTTTCATCTTTATTAAATTCAAGAACATCATAGTGATCTTTTGATATTACTGTATTATAATTTAAATCAAAATTAATTAGTTTGTTTATTTCATTTTTCTTTTTTATAAAATTATCATTAATTTTTTTTATAAGATCATCCTTCTTTGGCATATATATATTTTCAGTAGATAAAAATTTTTAACTTTATAAAGATTTTCTAAAGTTAAAAATATTAATATAAGAACTTTAAATATGGTATACCATTATAAATTCTTCTAATGAAATAAATTTAATGTTATTTTTAGTTTATAAAAAATTTTATCTACTGAAATATATATATGGAAATGAAAACTTCTGATAAAGATACTATTCTTGTTTTCGGTGTTATACTTGCATTTTTATTTTTTACTTATATTATGCCTTCACTTGAAAAACAATTTAATAAAGAAAAAACTTCCTTGAAAGAAGGTATGGAAGTAATTGGAAATGATAATAAGATTGATAAATTCGATTTAAAACAATGTTCTAAAAACTGTTGTCTTCATACTCAATGGTCAGTACCTCATCTTAAAAATAAACCACCAAAAGGTTATATAGGTTCAAATTTAATGTGTGCTAATGGTTCTGGTGGAGGGTGTCTATGTGTTACTTCAAAAGAAATGAAAAATTTAGAAGAAAGAGGTGGAAATAAAAGAGAATGTAATTAATTCATAATAGATAACGTAGTTATATTATCAATTTGTATTTAGTAAAATTAATTTTTTAGAAGATAAAAATATTTTATCTACTAAAATATATATAAATGAATATATTAGTAACTGTAAAAAACGAATATATGATTAGAATAAAAAATCTATTAACAAAATTAATTTTTGATGGATTAAATTCTATATATTCAAAAACTAGAGAAGCTGCAACAGACGACGATGTTTTAAAAGTTTTTCAATCGTTACTAAAGAGAGTACCTAAATGGACTGATGAAATTTTAAATAATGAAGTTATCAGAATTAGAGGTATATTAGATTTAGATAATAAATTTGATTTATTGAATGATTTAATAAAGGCATCAATTAAATCTTCTTATAATATTATGATTTTTGGATCTGATATAAATTTCGATATAATTAATTTATTAAATGAATTTAATTTTAAAGATTTTATTAGAAATGTATATATTGAGTCATCTAGAGAAATTTATAATAATCCATTTTTATTTTATCATAATTCATCTCCAGTAGATATCAAAAGAAATCAACGTGAAGTTTTAGTTATTATAGGAACATCTATTGAAGAATCTATAAGAAAGTTATTACCAATAAAAATTATATTAGATGCATATTTAAATAACAATAGTAAAATTTTTAAAGTAGTTTATCCTAATGATATTTTAGACCATAATGCGGATGATAATGTAATTGATAGTTTTGTTAAGAATGATTTAGAAAATGATCCTTTTAAAGTTGTTATAGAGAAATTACCATCTAATGACAAATTTCAAGTTGATTCTCCAAGACCAATTCAAGAAATAAAAGAACAAATACCAATTCAAGAAATAAAAGAACAAATACCACTTGATAATCTTAATAATTTATATAATAGAAATTTAGCCCCCTTACCTACAATGATGGGAGGAAATGCATCTTCTGTAAAAATACTTAATTCAGATGTTAATTTAAATAATTCATCTGAAAATTCTGTTCAAAATAAAATTATGGATATTATAAATGATAAAAGTTTGAATCTAAATATTCAAACAAATATAAGTGAATTTGAAAACACCAATAGTAATAGTAATAGTAATAGTAATAGTAATAGTAATAGTAATAGTAATAGTAATAGTAATAGTAATAGTAATAGTA